CGCCATCTTGACAACCAAAGCAGATTGATTCTTATGCCATTCCAGCTTTTCAAAGACGTATGCACCCTTGTGCTTCACCTCACCACCATAGAAGCAGGCAATGTAGTTGTTCACGTTAGCTGCCATCATCTTGTCGTACAAGGCACCTTCCATTTCCAACCCTGTCATGGTTTCCCATTCAGTGACAAGCTGTTCAATCTTGAGTTTGGTTTCAGGGTCTTCACCAGCAACGAACTCAAAACCGTCAGTGTTGCACATGATAACCTCAGCATTTACCTCTTTCAACAGTTTTTCCATGAGCATACACAAGGAAAGCTGACCGTTGATAGTAATGCTCATCATGAACTTCTTATCGAACATAGGACTGAATTCATCACCAGACGCACCATACGTACCGTTCAGTGCCAGCTTCAAAGCTTTGTTGAATGGTGATTTCTTGTCATAGCTACGTCGCTCAATGAACAGACCTTCATATACATCGCAGAACAAAATGTCAAGGTGTTCAGGGTAAATCTTGTTACGAATACTCAGGTTCGGATAGTACGAAGCAACGTCAAGCGTATAGATTCGTTTACCATCCTTACTGATGGTTACACCCTTTTTACAGCCATGAATACCACCTGTACCAAAGTCATATTGGAAACCGTCAATGACTACGTTCAAGGTTTCAGCAATGTTCCAGCAGAACCAGTACGAAGCAGCCCCTTTAGGACTCTTCAGTGGTGCCATTTCCACCCACCCCATCGGATGCTCTTTCATGAACTGGGCGATGTGTTCCTCTGTAGGCACATAACGCTTGTTCTTAGCTCCGTTGATAGGGTCATTCATTTTCTTCATCTTGACACGCATGTTGGCATACTTCGCCACATCGCCAAGCTGATGTTCTTCAAGGTCAGAGAATACACCGTTTGTTTCGGTGATGGTCTGAGACGCAAACCACTTACGGATTGCCTCAAACTCTGGTCGCTCAAACTTGATGTACGGTAGGATGCAGTCACCCAAGTGGATGTGTTCACGTACAGTCTGTTGCATTTCGCGAACCATGCGATTACCTTTCAGGGATTGCTTGTAGCAGATTCCCGGCTTCGCTTGCTCCAGACGTTGTACGAACAGTTCCTTACCAATCTTGGTGTCGTTGAAATTGGTGCAGTCAAACCCAAACTGTTTAGTCAGGGTGTCACGCATCTTAATCTCTTCCATCGACTTGTGGTAGAACTTCAGTGTCTCCATTACGTCATGCTTGTTGTACTCAATCAGAGTGTCAATCTCTGCTGATTTCAAACGAGTACCGACAGGAAACGGCAAGTCTTCAATGTTCTTTGACCGCATGTTGAACTCAAGGATTTTCAGACCTGTAGCCTTAGCCTTGTTGTCAAAGTGCCAAATCTTGAACAAGTCAACCTGTGGAAGCATCACATCACTGGCTCGCACAGCACTACCAAACTTGTTGAACTTCATCGCTTCAAACAGTTTCTGTGACTTACCCCAAATCTCTTTAGCTGTGATGTTCAGTGGTTTACCCTGTTCCTTCGCCACCTTCGATTTGGTGAGGATTTCATGAAGTAAAGGGTAGTCATAGCCTACGTTGTTAAAACCAACCATACGGTGCTTATTGACGGCTACGTTACGTAGGAAGTGAAGCATTTCCTCTACGTCATTGCGACGGTCAGAAATCTCATAGACACGCATACCTTTACCATTGGCAAAGACTGCTGCGAGACTAAAGCAGTTAGGGTAACATTCAATGTCATAAATCCAGTCATCAAATACTTTATCATACACCACTTCTTGCATTAACTACCTCCTTGCAAATACCATAAAGTTGTTCGTCTGTAATCTCACCTTTCATGAGATTGTACTGCCATATCACAAGCCTAACATTATCCTTAAAATAACCTCTACTTGAGTCAATACGATCAAGGGAAGGTGAAAAAGGATTTCTTGACAGACCATCTATTTGATGGTATTGAAATGGAATGTTAGTAACGGAACAGTTTTCAGAATCTAGCAATTCTAACACAAAAGCTTCATCAATATCAATACCCATGGTCTTACCGCGTTTCTTTGCTGACCCTAACAATTGTTTGGCTCTACCTTTCTTGGTTTTAGCGTATTCAACCAGATACTCTTTAAACTTTTCCCTATTCTCAGACATGTAAACCTTCTGTTTAGCAAGTCTTCGTTCTCGCTTTTCAGGAATCATCGAGTTTTCGCGTTGATCTTTTCTTTTGCATTCTTTACATTTCCGACCAAGTGCTGTTCCTGATTTTCTTAAATACCAGTCAGTCAAAGGTTTCTCAATATTGCATGAAATACACCTCTTCATATTTTTCTCCTATAAAGCAAAAGGGGCCGAAGCCCCTTGATTAAAACTAGAACGGTACGTCATTGTAAGCAGAGTCAGGCGGCGAATCATACACTACTTGAGGCATGTCGTCAAGTACCTGCATAGGTACATCAATTGCTGTTTCTGTATCAGCTGGTACATACACTGGTTCAGGCATTACAGACCGACTAGAAGCCTGCTTTGCAATCCAATCGTTGTAGTCCATGACCTTACGTGTACCAACATCATAAATGAACGATGTAATGCTACCAGTTTCACCACCACGACATTTCGGCATGTCAACGTATGTACGGTTTTTCTCAATAGAGTCTTCCGACATTTTGTCACGACCGATTACAATGTTAACCGCTGCGGACTGTACAAACGTAGAGCTACCGAATGCATCATATTCGCTTGGCATCTTCCAACCTTCACTGCTACCTGCTGGCTTCCGTGTGTGCAAGACGTTGATGATCGTCACACCAGATTTCACAATCCGTTTCTGGAACTTCATGTGCTCTTCCTGTGCTGACATATCCATACCACGCAGAATGTCCGTCAGTACGTCAACCACAATGATCTTACAACCATGCTGATGAATCAGGGTTTCAATCTGTTTCTCCAACATTTTGATATCACCGTCACGCTCATCCAGAATAGAGAACCGTGGTCTTCCATCGTCGTGAGTCAACAGGTCATCATACATTGCCTTGATTTCAGGTTTGTCGAGATAGTTAAGGATATCCTCACCATCACCAATCCACATCAAGTTTTTCTCAAGGTGTAGACTCAACAAGTCAATGGTGTACTGACCGTCTGTCATTTCAAGAGATACAACACCAACCTTTTCAGGTGCGTTGAACATCCAGAAGTAAACCAGATCGTTGATGTGTGTTGTCTTACCTACCGAGGTGTCACCAATGATATTGATAATACGACCTTGCAGGAATCCACCCTTTGTTGCTCGCTCTACTTCATGCCAATGTGGTGGAAGTTTGATACGTGGTCGCATAAGCTCTTCACGTACAGAATCCATCAGACCAGAAGACTCTTTGATACCAGAAGCAATCAGCGGGCGTGCATTGTAGAAGTCGCGACAGAACTGTTGATGTTTACCATCGTCCAGCATCTTGTTTGGGTCTTTACCAGACCATACCGCAATCTTGACCTTCTCCTTTGGTAACACTTCAGCAATAGCTTGTGCAGCCTTCTTACCAGCATCATCGTTATCCATACCAATGATGATGTTCTCATACCGATCACAGAAGTCACGGTTCAGAGCAACTTGTTTAGCACAGGTATTTTCACCGCAAGTAGGAGACACAACGTGTACTTCAGCAACCTGTGGCTTACCGGCTCTGTTCTCTTCAAGCATCTGATAAGCAGCTACTTTATCTTCTTCACCACCTACAATCAAGAGGTACTTGTTGAAGCCTTGGTATCGTGCTTGACCCGACAACTGGTTCTTACTACCCGTGTGACCAACGTTACCATGGGTAAAGTCTTTAGGATGGTTACGGCATTTGTAGCCAGCCATCTTACCTTTGGTGTTCGTCTCAGGATAGTGACGACTCAGAACGTTTCCGTCCTTATCCTTACGTGTAACATGTCCGAAGAAACGCAAGTATTCATCTTTAATGTTTCGGTAACCCATACCTTGATAGGCATGTACCTTTGTACCATTGTTCAATACGATGTGGGAAGCTGCGATAAATGCTTTCACTTCCTCATCTGTCATTGAAGGAAGGCAGTCATTCTGCATCACTTCTACACCATCACTCAATTCTGCTTTCTCCTTCGCATATTGTTCATATGTCATACCCATAATACCCATCGTCAACTCTTTTACTTTCTTGAAGTCCTCTTTAATATCAAGGTCTTCAGAGTAAGCAACAAAGTCGAGTGGGCTACCAGAAGCACCGCAACCGTAGCAGTAAAACGATGCTTGATGATGATACAGCACAAGTGAAGGTGTCCGCTCGTTATGGAACGGACAGCAAATCTTTTCTTCACCTGAGTAGTCTTTAACGTAATGCTTTACTACCCTATCTAGCATTTATTCTCCTTAGACAAGTTCAAATTCAAGTTCAGTCAGGAACTGAGGTTGACCCTCTTCATTCTTGAAGAGATACAGGCCGTCAGATTGACGGTACTGACTGAAGTAGATCACTTCACCATCTTCAAAGTTGTGTACCCACGATTTGATTGCTTTTGCTTTGTCACCTACATTCAAATTGTGTTTCATCAGAGCATCCTCACAAAAATGATTTCGTCATAGCTGATGTTGTCAGTACCGAAAATGATATTCACTTCATCAACAAGTCGTTCTTGAATCTTACCAATGTCTTCATAGTCAATGAAGAATTCGAACCACTCATCGTCATCTTCTGTCAGTTGATATGGACTGTTGTCGTAACAGAACTGACGTTTCAACATCTTGTTCTTTTCAGCTACTTCAAGAAACGCCATACCGTCAGTGTTGAATGGTTGACCATGCCAGCCACCACCTTTTACAACAGCAGTGTCACCATCTTCAAGCAGGATAGCGTGTGCAATCTCACCATCGTACTCAAGGTGAACGAATGCTTTCACACCTTCGATTTCCTTTGTGAACTCATCAAGCTCATATCGCTCAATATAAACTTCAGGAGTCATTTCATACATATCAACGAAATACTTACGACCTACTTCTGTTGAGGTTTCGTCAATCAATCGACCAAATACTTTCATTCTTCTACCTCACGATGAGTATTTGGAACAACTTTGAATTCACCAACGAACAGAGCACTCTGACAATCTGTATCATCAATTACGTACACATCACTTTTGTCAGTGATAGGTTCATAATCCCAAGCTTCATATTCTTTACCAACAGTAAAGTCATCAACCGCGATGGTGCTTACAACAACTGCTTTGTACATTTTCATTATACATTCTCCATCATGTTAACCATTGCCTGCAAAGCTTCCTCGAATGTTTCGAAGTCTTCATTTATACCCCAATAGATTCTATTGTACCTACAGTCTTCAACATAGCGGATTGTAAAATCAACTGCCAACCCATGTTTCTGTAGTTTTTCAATTGCCCAGTTTGCAACACTCATTTTGTGTAATCCTTAATCCTGTCAGGCCAAATGTAAGAACTATGGATTTCAGTAGTTCGACGATCTTGCCCTCGACCTGAACCGATTTTGAATTCGTACTCACCACTGCAACAATCACAACCACTTTCATAGTAGCTAATGTCGAATTCAGCGTTGTACTCTTCCATGAGTGTCGCTAGTTTGCTCAGAAATTCTTCATGCTTGCTCATATGCTTTAGCCACCTTAATCAAATCATCTGTGTGTCGTTTAGCTGACTCCAATTGAGCAGCTACCCAAATCTTGAAAGCAAACCGTACACGGTCACTGACATACTCACCATCAACCATTTTCAATCCATAACTGTTTCGACCTTCACCACGCTTCATTTCAAAAGCAAATTCGTCTTTCCAGTAGGATTCAAATCGTTCACGGGTAATCATTTCTCACCTCACATTGATACAGTGTACGTTCTAGGTGTTTCAAATTTCTCAATACAGTCACTATACTCCTTTACCGCGAAGGATGCAACTATTTTCATCTGTTCAATTTGATCTTCACCTTGCCGTTGGTCGTATGCTCGGTCAAGACGATCTAGGATTGCAGAGAGCACCTTCTTATCTTGAATGTTCTTGCTATAAAAGTCAATAGCTTTCTGCTTATCCATGTCCATTTGATGCATTGTTGCTTGGGTAGACGCACTGTCAGAAATTGTCAAGCATGAGTTGATAACTTGTTGTCTGCGAACCTCTTCATACCGTGGGCCTGCTGCAACATTCATACCAACCAACAGTGTAACCACACCAATCAATCCTACCAGTTTGTTTTTCATTTGTCAATCTCCTTATCGTTAACTCAAAAGAAAACCCCGCATTAAGCGGGGTCATTCATCATTTGCTTACTTGGACGAAACCACGACCACGCTTGCGACTTTTCGGTTGGTTTACCTTGATAGCCCAGTGTTTAGCAGATTGCTCAGTACCAACACCTTTAACCGAAGCTTGTTCATAGTGCACTTTACCCATTGTTTATTACTCCTTTTCCGATTTCAGTTTTTCGATGAATTGCTCACGGCGTTCATCTGCAATTTTGTATTGCTCTTTCATGTATGCGTCACGTACAGCGTTAGGAATTGGCTTACGCATACGATCTTCAATCTCTCTTGAGGTTGTATGGAACTCAGGGTTTGGAAGAGCCTTAACAGTACCTTTCGGCATGTAAGAAGGTTGAACCAAACTGTAACCAATGCCAATCGCTACAGAGATAAGAATTGCTTGAACCAACTTCTTTTTCTTGTAACCCAAGTAAAGCGTTACGCCAACAATAAGTGGCAACAGGATATTCAGCAAAACGATCATTTTAAACCCTCAACTTTATTCTTGAAACTAAGTAGGAAAACAGATAAGTGTGCTCTGAGTTGACCTGTAGACGCGTAAACGTCTACAAGCTTCTTCAGTTCATTTACTGACTCACGAAATTCGTGGTCTTTCACTTACGCATGTCCATAATCATTGGAACTTGCGAACCCATGACAGTTTGAGGCAGCTTACCATCCCACTTCTCAGCTTTCAGTTGCTCTACTTCCAGCTCTTTCATACGAATGGTTTGAGGGGTAACAGCTTGAGCCTGAGCGTTAATCTTGATTGCTTCAGTCTCTGCTTTCTCTTTCTCAATCTGACGGTTCAGACGAGCCTCTTGCAGTTCACGTTCCATCTGAACCTTGCTCACAGCCAACTGAGCTTCTTCCTTCTGAATCTGTTCACGACGCTCAGCAGCTGCAACCTGTGCGTTAACAATGGTTGGTGGGAACTGAATGTTGGTCAGACCAGCGTAACGAACTTGGAACGGAGTACGTTCACCCATAACCTTTTGCAGCAGCACCTGAATATCAGAGTTGATCTTTTCGTTGTTCGATGCAATCTCCGAAATGGTGTACTGAGTCAGGTAAGCACGTACTTCAGCTTGCAACACCTGTTGACCATAAGTCTTGTAGATCGAATCAGCATTGATAACCGAATATTGATCGTTTACTGGCTGCTGTGGAAGCTTGTTGAACAGCGATTCAGCTTTCATCGGATCAACAGACAGAGTAGCACGAACATCAAGAGTCACTTCAAGTTTATCACTTGGAATGAAAATCTTCATTGGTTCGATGAAGCTCTTATCAGTAGCATCCAGTACAACCATGCGGTCACAGTAGTTCATACAGAACGGAAGACGCAGTTTTGAGGTTGGAATCATACCTTCTTGATAACCGTCTTTGGTCATGATCTTACCTACGAATCCCGGTGGGACTTCAACCTTTTGACCACAACCTACCATAAGAGTAGCAGTCAGAGCCAGTGCAGCAGCCTTTACAACCATACCGAATTTACGCATTTGTTTCTCTCCTTTGTGTTGTTGATGGCGCCCATTATACAGGAGCCATTTCAGTGTTTCAAGCGTTTTTGATTGCTTCTTCAAACATTTCTTTCGTTACCAAAACCTTACTGTCTTCATCACCGATGTAAACACCTTCATCAATGAATTCTTTACTAATCTCGATTTTAGGATAGAAGTCGTTGTAAATATCAGTATGACCACGAACCTCACCGTCTGGATCAACACCAAACCCAATCAACTCATCCTGTGGCCAGCCGGAATCGCGGAATTGTGCAACAACAGCAGATAGGACACTTTGTGTAAACATTTCATTTCTCCTTAACAGTTTTGGGCAATATGCCATTTACAGCATTCACATTCACCACAAGCTTCTTCCAACTCTTCTTCGTAATCCTCATAAGGATATTGAGTACCGACAGTGTTTGTCTTGCCGTAGAAAGGTGCACTATACACGTGGTCATCACGTACAATCAAGTGTTTCTGTAGGATATTAATCCTATCCTCTACAGTTTTACCCTTTTTGTAATCATATCCTGTAACATCAACCAATGCAACTTTACCTTCAACATCGACAACGATTGCATCCATGCCGTGGTACACACCACGATCAACAATCCGAACCTTGTCACCTTTTACCAACGGACGGTAAGCCATTATTTCAACACCTTTTTACACAAGTCTTTCAAGCCCCAGTAACTCAACACGATAAGAGCAATAGGCCAAGTGAATGCAAAGAACGCAATTGCTGCTGGATCGTCTTTCTTCTTGATACCACCTTTACTGTACTCGTACTTGAAAACAGAAAGAGCACCAACAAGACATACCACGAAGCCAATCAGGTAGATGTACAATAGAATCATTTATTTCTCCTTTTGTCTAGTTCTTTCTTTGAAATCATGACAGACGATACCTTCGTCTTGCCAAATTTCTCATAAGCATATTCACATGCTTTAGTGAGGCTAGGGTGTCTCCCAAGCTTGCGAAGAAGTCTACCTTCATCGTCTTTCATTGTCAAGCGTGCAATGTACAAAAAGTTTTTCATTCTTACTCCATTTCTCTGCCAGACGAAGGGTTTTGTTCCAGATGAAATCCATGAAACCATTTACGAATTCACGATTGTGATTGGTATAAACATAGTAATCATCATTCAGGTTTGTCAGTATCCACTTTTCGTCATTCGGTGTCAACTCTTTTTGCTTACCCGTGATTACATCAAATGGACAGATGATAAGCTCATACTTGTTGTACATTTTCTGAGCACTCATGAATCCTTTCAACCATTCAGATTCTTTCTTCTTTCGCTTGAAAATCCTCATATACATAATGTCCCCATTTCACGTAGATATTGTTTAGCAAGCTCCATGTCACCTTTACAGTTACGTAGTGCTCGGTTGCAAGCCATGATACCCTCACCTGTATCTTCACGCAAGGCTTGTACCATTTCTCTTGTAATCTCTACTACACGATTCTTAACTACTCGCTTTTCCACTGTGTACGACTGACCACTATATTCATTCTGAAACCCATTCGTTTCATTCAGTCCTTTAGCTATCTCGTTAGCATACTCTTCTGTATCAAAGATATCTACTATCTCCCTACTGCTTCCTTGTATGTCATACCAACA